TTGCCTTGGAATAGGTCAGAGGCGGCAGGGTGTTGGTGGTATCGGGAACCACGAAGCCGGTCTTCTTTTCCGGAGCGCCGGAACCGGTCGCCGCAAACGCCTTGGTGATCATGTCTTCGGATTCGGCAGTGATCTCCCAGGAAGTCGGTGCGACTTTCAGGTCATAGTATTCCAGGGTGTCCAGATCCACGATGGCGATGTTCAGCAGCTGTTTGGCAGCGGTGATGTCATCGTCCACCATGAACTCTTCGATGGCCAGCTGCGCCTCATTGTCACGCAGCATGATGACATCCGCAGATACTTCAAAAGATTTGCTGGTAATAGCGGTAATGGGCCAGTAGCCGGAATCCTTGGTCTGCTGGCTGTTAGCTTCAGCCGACAGGGACAGGCTGTTGCTGGTGCATCCGCCCAGCAGCGTCCATACCGGGTTCTGTGCGGTGGCGCCGGCGCCGTAGTTTACAAACATCACAAGACGTTTGCCGGATATGCCGGTACCTGCCGCATATGCGGGATATTTGTCCGCGCTAATTGTTACAGACATATTAATTCTCCTTTCAGATTAGTTGATGTAACCGGAAGCTGATAACGGTTCCACCGCTCTGCCATACGCCATTATCGCTGTACATCGGCAGGTTCACACGCAGTGAACCCACCGTCAGGGATACCAGCGAATAGCCTTCCGTGGACAGCGCCGTGTTCAGGGCCGTGAAGCCCGTATCACTACTTAAGTAGTTCAGCAGCGCCTCCAGTTTTTGGGCCACAACTTTCCGGCCCTTGTAGTTACTGTATATCTCCAGCTGCAGGCTGCCGTCCCACACGACCGCCGTTTTATTGGCGGCGCAGTCGGCATCAGACTGGCCGAATATGCCGTAGGCAAACTCTGACTGATTCTTAAAATATTCATCAATCTCGGTGATAGGTACGGCGCTATCGAACCACTCCAGGGCGACGGCATTATTGTTGTTCAGCACAGAGTACAGCGCTTTTGATATTGCCGTAAATGGCGCTTTATAAATCATATGATGCCTCCGCTGCCATTAATGGCCGTTGCCGTCAGCTGGATAAAATACGGTGCGCTCTCATCGATCAGCGTTATTTCGTTGATCAGATAAGTAAAGCCGTTATACGCCAGCCGCCATTGTGTGGTCAGTGGTGCCTGCAGCAGGCTGCGGATATCCCTGATTACAAAATAGCGGGTATCGCTGGTGACATAATCACCAATGATCTGCTGGCGCGTCTGGCTCTTCTGCTCGCACATAGCGAACAGCGTCAGCGCTGCCGTGTATGTCGTGGGCTTCAACCCGCCCAAGTCATCACGTTCCGGTGCAGAAGGGCTTAACAGTGTTATTCGTCTGGTGAACCTTCCCGGATTACGTCTAAACATTATTTCCCTCCTCCACCTTTTAAGATGCCTCGCCAGTAGTTCTGGGTCTCCTCATCGATCTCACCGACCTTGCCATGCTTAATACGGTGGGCGGTCAGCTTCTTATAGCTCGGCGCCTTTTTACCATATGCGCCACGGTATGTCGGGAGCGCGCAGTTGATAATAAAAAGATCCTCCAACCGTTCCTGGCGGCGGATATAACCATCCATCAAAGCATCTATCTCCATGATGGTGTACCTGCCGAACTGTTCCGGCGAAAGATCTAATTCTCCCAACGCTATTGGTTCAAGCTCCTCTAACAAGGCTCGTACGTTTTTATATGTTTTTCCCGGTCTTACGCTTGCGCCGCCTCTGCTTTTTTTGAGCTGCCCAGAACGCCGGATTTTTTTAACGCTTCCACGCTTAGCCGGAACAACTCCAGGACCGGGACTTCCGCCACGGCCTCCAGGTACAGTTCTCCCGCCTCTTCCTCCGTCAGCTTCGGGTCGCCACCCATCAAAGCATATTTGACGATAGTAAACATGTCATACAAAGTCGGCGGGATGCCTTCGCCCGCTTTCGTCAGCATCACCATGATGTTGCCGTCCGTCAGCTGGCGCTCCGCTTCAAAGACCTGCATTATGGGATAACAGAGCCGGTGCTTTTTACCGCCGAACTCCACATCCACATATTTGTCTAAAACCATATGACCCTCCTCAGCTGGTTTACGGCTCCTGCTCCTCATCGTCGTCCGGATCGGGTTCAGGTTCCGGCTCCGGTTCCGGTTCGGGATCCGGTGTCGGTTCAGGCGCCGGATTCAGCAGGGCGTATTCGCAGCTGTACTTAAAATGAGCAATCAGCATGTCCGTCGCAAACGGGATATGGTTCTGCGCCTGGCTGTCCACAGCGCCCCGCACGTCATACCAGTGCTCCACCAGCTGACACACGCAGGTCTGGAACAGGTCAGCATCTTCGATGGCCGCAGGTGTTATGCTGCCATCCCCGATATACGCATTTTTGCCTGACTGCTCCTTTACAAGTTTAACTGCTGCAGAGATTAACCCCTGCAGCAGCTGATCGTCTTCCGTCGTATCAATACGACAATATTGTTTTATTTTTGCCAGTAAGCTCACCTTAATCACCTACCGTAACGACGTAGGTCAATTCGGCATCGCCGCCATCCAGCTGCACCTTGAAGGTCTTGTCCCCGTTCGCCAGGCCGCCCAGATACTCATCGTCGATGGTGATCTCATGCTTGCCTTCCGCAATGGTGTAGTTGTCAGTGTTGACGTTTGTGCCGCCGATCTTTAGACCGGTGATCTCCGCATCTGCCACGTCAATGGTGATGTCTGCCGGATCTGCCTTGCTGAAGCTGGCGCTGCCGTTGCCGCTGACTTCGATAACCAGCACGTCATACGCGCTTTCACCTTCCAGAACCTTAAAGGTCTTGTCGCCGTTGGACAGGGTCGCCAGGTATTCCTTCTTGATGGTGATGGTATGGTCGCTGTTGCTGATAGCATATGCGCTGGCATCCACATCATCATCCAGGTATTCCAGTCCGGTGATTTCCGCATCGGAAACGCTCATCTCCACATCGTCCGGATCAGACCGGTCGAACTCGTCTTCATGGGCGCCGCTGATCACAACGTCCCACAGTACCGTGGTCGGTGTGGTGTTATCATCATCCAGGATGATGGCAAACTCTTTGGTGCCATTGGACATCGCCGCCAGGTAATCTTTGTCGATGGTGATTTCGGTTTCGTCATCGGACAGGGAATAATAATCAGTGCTTACGCTGGCGTCATTAAGTTTCAGCCCGCTAATCTCGTAACCGATCCCGACGGTAACGTCGGCAGCATCCTCACGGCTGAAATCGGAGCTGCCGTCCGGTACCTGTTCATCGGTCGGGATCACGCCGATTTTTTTAAGTAACAGAACGCTTTTGTGGTCAGCGGCTGGCCGTCAATCAGGCAGTAGCCCATGTAGTCGGTGGTGCGGGACAGCACATGATCTTCCTGGTACATGGTGATGTCTTCGTTTACGTTGCAGGCATAGCCTTTAGCCATGTTGCCCAGCAGGACAGCATTGTCCGGAATGGAGGCTTCTTCTTCCACAACGATACCGAAGATACGGCCAACGCCGCCTGCGGTTGCATCGGGGATGAAGATCGGACGGTTTTCAGCGTCCAGGATGTTGGCCAGACGGTTCCAGATGCAGGCCGCATTTGCGTAGAATTTGGCGCCGGCAGCATAGCCGGACAGAATCTTGGCGCGCATAGCGGTCAGATCACCGTATTTGATGCCGTTGGCTGCAGTGTAGGTCAGTACCTGCGGGGTATCAGATTCGGCTTCCAGTTTGGTTACAACGCCAAGCGGTTTCGGAATGTCGGTGGTGCCGTTGCCGATGCCGGCGCCGGAAATAAAGCCGGCTGCCAGAGCGTTCGCCATTTTGACAGCGATGCGGCTGGCGACATAAGCCAGGAACTCGTCCACAGCCATCTTCTTCAGCTTCCAGGACACTTCGATCGCCTTGGCGAGTTCGCAGCCCTTCAGGGTGATCTTAGCGTTTACTACCTTCTCAGCCGTAGTAGCGGTTGCTTCATCGTACCAAGCAGCGTCGTTTCCTACGGAGCTTTCCAGCAGGATGTCCAGATCACCAGGCACGAAGGTCTTCACGGTATCAGCGATGATCGGATGCAGCGCATCCATTTCATGCCAGATGCCCTGCTTCAGAGTGGCCGGTACCACAACATAGTTTTCCTTTACGGTAGAGGTAGCATTTCTGGCCTCGAAAAT